AACCCGGGTCCGAACTCCACGACCTCGGCGAACGCCTGCGTTGCGACGGAAACCATCGGTGCCCCGTTGTATGATGGCTCTACGCCGGGTGGCTCTTCTGCCCAATGGACCGAAGAAGGTGCCCACGGCGCCGCGTTGTCGGTCGGTTCTTTGGATACCTTCAAGTTGGTCCTCAACGGCCAAGATCGCTTCAAGGAGCAACAAGGTAAGTACTTCAACCAAGTGCAACCGTTCCAGCACCACTCCGGTTCTCCGTACCCGGGTGTCTACTCGTATTCCTTCGCTCTCAAACCGGAGGAACATCAACCGACAGGGACATGTAATTTTTCGAGGATCGATAATGCCCAAGTTGCCGTTAAGACGAAGGCTTCGGGCTTGACGACCCTCCACATGTTCGCGACCAACTACAACGTCCTCCGCATCCAATCCGGTATGGGCGGTCTCGCGTTCTCCAACTAGGCTTATTATAGCTTAAATATATCGCTCGCGTGTTAAAAAAATAAAAAATAAAAAAAAATAAAAAATTTTTAAAAACTGATTCGCATACAATTTTTAAAAATAAACTAAATTCCGTTTTCGTATTCGCAAACAACGCATATGTCCTTTTCGTTTATAAAGTCCGTTTCTTCTTGACACTGCTTACATTCGAATATGGGTATTTTTTCTAATATATTTGGACTGTGTGTTTCGTCATCGAGAAGCCAAGTAATGTGTTTATATATCATATCGGCCAGTTCCGACCTAGACATCGTGTGATATATATACATCCACTGATTTGTGCTATGTAAGCTCTCAAACATAGCTTTTAGGCTATACATGATAACATCATGCGCGATCCTATCTGGCCATATTTTTTGTTCGGTGAGTCTCACTAAATGTTTTTCTATGCAACCTCCGATTTGTATCTCTTGTATAGGAGTGAGTCCCATCCATTCCATGTGATCATATTCATGGTCGTTAAATATACATCGTTCTATGGTTTCTTTTATATCATCATACATCACTTGTTTGAAGAAATCCCATTGATCTCGTGAGTGGAAGAAGCTTCTGGGTTCTTTTAATTCATTCTTGAGATTATCAATCTGTTTTTCTAGTTCTAGTATCTTTTTATGCTTTTCTATGACATCTCTATCATAAAAAAGTTTTGAACATATAGCCAGACGTTCCATTATCCAGAAGGGGCTTAAACTTTTTATGTTATTTTATAATAAAATGGGTGTTGTCGCTACACCACCAGATCCTATCACGACTGATAACGGCTTCGAACTCACTAGTTATTATATGTCTTTGGCGGATACCGAAGTTCATCAACAAAAGATAAACGATCCCACGAATGGTATTGTTTATCGCACAGAGGGAATCTTTCAGTATTGGGTCAGTAAGTCCGCGCGCGATTCTGGTACAAAGCCATTTTCTCATAAACTAGTGCGCGTGGATTCATCTACGGCCCCGGAGAAGGATTGTTATACAATTTTGTATGAAAAGTTAAAAGAATTAAAGGTTTCGGGCGTTGAAATGAAAGATGACTAGTGATTACTATGTATACACAGATGGTGCGTGCGCCAATAACGGCCAAACGAACGCAATGGCTGGTATGGGCATTTATTTCGGTGATGATGATCCACGTAACGTATCAAGAAAGGTGGAAGGAAAACAATCGAACAATACAGCGGAATTGGGCGCTATTATAGAGGCATATACAATTATAAAAGGCGACTTGGAAAAGGGTAAAGTCGTCACAATTGTATCTGATTCTATTTATGCGATTAGATGCGTAACGACGTACGGCGAAAAATGTGCGGTGGCGGGATGGTCGAAGGATATTCCCAACAAGGATATGGTTAGAAAAGCGTATGAATTATATAGGCGTAATTCACCATTTAAGGAAAGTCAGATACTATTCAAACACATCAAAGCTCACACGGGTAAAGATGACGTTAATTCCTGGGGGAATTAAAACGCCGACAGACTTGCTAATATGGCTATTGGATTGACACACTGTCCTTATGCTAAACCCACGGAGTCTATATTTCTTGGGAATAAGCTAGAAACCATGATGAATAGAACATACTTAAATGTTCCATTTTCCGATAAGGATCACGCAAAAAAGTATGGGTGTAGATGGGATCCTAAAAAGAAAAAATGGTGGATCAGTGAAATGAAACCAGAATTGGAAAAATATCTGCGCTAAAATTAGTCATGGATCATCCACCCATAAAACACGTGGATTCTAAAGGCAGTACATCATCAGGAAAAGAGGACACAGACATGAAGTGGTGTAATAAACAAGAACAACTGTTATTGAACTGGGCTGAAAAAAGTGCGGGGTATCGCTGGTTACATAACCACGCCCGAGTTCATTATAATAGACAAAACAATCACCTATCGTATCCATCCATAATTATTTCTTCCATCACGGGTGTGGGAGGTTTTGCGGTTCTAAATCCCAGTGGTTCTGATGACTTATCTTCGGCGAGTAAAACGAATATCATGATAGCGCAGTATCTGTTTGCTTTTTTGAATGTGATAGCGGGTATTCTGACATCTATATTGAAGTTTTCCGGGAGTAATACTCTCGCCGGACGCCATTCACTCGCTTGCGTTCAATATTCTAAGTTTTATAGAAACGTTGAAATGGAACTTTCCCTTCAACGCGAACACAGACAAAATGTCGGAGAGTTCTTTCAAAAATGTAGATATGAGTACGATCGTTTATTAGATGATAGTCCAGATTTACCTAATGTATCGATAATGGCCTTTAATGTTGAATTTCCCACAAAAGAAAATAAACCAGATGTGTGTAACGGCTTGAATGTACTGGTGAGTGTCGGGGATGATCAGTTATGTGGGGATCGGACATCTAAAAAATCTGTCGCAAAGTGGCTCGGGGCGATATCGAGAAAAAGTTTATTCAACGCACGGAACCCCGACGAGGACGAAGAAGTATCTAACGCGCACGTAAGAAATACATCTAAAGATAACATTCCTGTTTAGATTAGCACATGATTAACACCCTATCACATAAAGTTGGAATATTAACTGCCGGACACACCTGTCCGGGTGTCAATACCGCAATAAAGAGTTTAGCCCTACGGGAGCTTAAATTTGGAAATATTGTGTATGGATACAAAGAAGGGTTTGCCGGGTTAAATTGTGGCATGAAAATGGAACTATCACCAGACATGCTAACGGACGACGCCGGTTCTATATTACACATGTCCAGAGAGGATCTTAACATGGATACGGCTATTTCTGAAATCTCCGAATTGGATAAATTATATTGTATAGGTGGAGCAATTACGATCAGTCGCGCGAGACAAATTATACAAGATGAGCGAGTTTCTACAAACGTGATATGTTTGGCAAAGGGATTCACGAATGATATTAGTTGTTTGGAATCTTTTGGATTTCAAACGACCATTAAGGTATTAGGTGAATTTGTTAATTTGGCTTACGTTGAAGCCAATACATCTAAATCTATCGTTATACTCGAGACGCCCGAAGACGAAACGGGAAATTTGGCTAAACACACATATTACAGAAATACTAAAAAAATAGATAAAGTTCTTATTCCCGATTTACCCGAAGATCCATTTTTTGCGGATCATGTGTATAGAAAGTACATATCTAATGGACGGTTTGCCGTTATTATCGCCTCCAGAGGAAGTAATTATGAAGACGTATCGAAAACTCTCCATGAAAAATATGAAATCGAATGTAAATTCATCAAACCCGGTTCCATGATAGGAGCCACGAAACCAGGTCTATACGATTCATTACTGTGTGCCCGGATGGGAGAAGAAGCGTTTTTCCACTCCATGAAAAACCGGAATTTCATCCGAGATGCTGGACACTACACGCCACTGGAAGAATACTCCCCGGTAGTGTATTAAAGAGTACAGTACATTTGTCATCATGATAAAGCTGATGTAGCTAAGTGGTAAGGCGCCTGCCTTGTAAGCAGGAGATTCGCGGGTTCGATCCCCGTCATCAGCAAATTTAAAAAAAATAATAATTATATACAGTATAAAACAATGTCCATCTTCAGCAATCAGATTGTCTTGGTGATGATGCTAGTTTCGGCACTCGCCGGACTTGCCCTTCACGGAGAGGGCTTCAACTATTTTCCGGCGCTCGATAAGTTTATCAACGGTCCGTTTATTTTCGGTATGATCATGTTGATGCACACCATGTTTGGTTTGCGTGGCATTACCGATAAGCCGGCTATCATCGACAAGGTTCTCAACAATAAGGTCGGTAAGTTTGTCACGTTCTTGCTCATGGCCTTTGCCACCACGCGCGACAAGGAAAATGCTATTTTCGTTGCCATCGCATTCCTCGCGGTTACACAATTATTGCGCACGAAGGAAGAGCGCGAGAAGAAGCCGTACATTCTCTAAAATAATATTCTAGGCGTTGCGTAACATATCCTACTTAAACATATCACATCTATAAAACATAAGATGAATTCTATAGATGTTATTGGATTGGTGAGTTCGATCATGATAGCTATCATGTTCGTTCCACAAGTAGTTCATGTACATAAAACGAAGGACACACACGCTATCAATTATTACTTTTTAGGATTAAATGTCACCGCCAGTGTGATGGGACTCATTTATTCTGTATATTATGACGTAGTTCCGATGATCGTCGCTAACAGCTCAGCTGGGTTATTTACTATAACTCTCATGGGCATGAAATACAATAATGAACTTAAAGATGACACCGGAGACAATACTAAAGCTTCTATGGTGTAGTGGGAACACAGTGGACTTTGAATCCACCGCCACAGGTTCGATCCCTGTTAGAAGCTTACCCGGCCTTAGCTCAGATGGAAGAGCAGCTGACTGTAGTACATAATACTAAATTTGCAATGTAAAAATTGTTATCAGCGGGTCACCCGTTCGAATCGGGTAGGCCGGACATTCTCTTGTAACTCAGTTGGTTTAGAGTGTGTGGCTGTTAACCACAACGTCGTAGGTTCGAATCCTGCCAAGAGAGATTACTTTTTAGATGTGCGTCCCACATGTAAAATGTATTTATTTACGTAACTGTTTTATCCCTTTTCTTTTTAATTGCCACACGTGTTCTACCACGACGGTCGCACCGAGCGCCGTTAGAATGGAATTATCATATTTAATACCGTATCCCACGACCATGAATCCCCACAAGAACGCCAAGAAATCGGTCATCGGCGTCGCGAGATAACTACAATTTGCTTCTGTGGGAATGGATTTTTCCATCATGATATAATACGCGGATCCCAAAATCACGGAGAGAATGATGGCCACCGCGTGTTTCATTTGATATATATGTATATTATTTTTCGTCTATGTATTCGATCGTATATTCATCTTCATCTTCATATTCTTCGGTCTCTTCATCTGGATATGAAAATGAGAGAACCTCGTCATCTTCATATATCGACTTGGATATGGTCGATCCATCGATCTCATCATACTCAGGAGGTAATACATTTATGGGTGGTGCGCCGAGCATGTTCAATTGATATGTATTTTTCCTCTCCGTCTCAAAAATAGTAACTATCC